TCATGGTGGCACTCGAAGCCGCCGGCCGTGAACTCGGCGTCCGCCTGTCGAAGATCGCAGCCGAAACCGGCGTCGAGCCAGCAAGTCTCTCGCGCATGAAGAATGGAGCGCGAGTGGTCAACGGGCCATCGCTGGTCGCGCTCGCGGCTTGGAGCGGTCTCGACCTCATGGACTACGTCATCGACACGGACGACGCCGACAAGATGCCGCGGCACTTCGAGCGCTTCCCGGAGCCGACCTATCAGGGGGCGCTTGAGCGCGTGCGCCAACTCGAAGACGAACTCGAGCGGATCAAGTCCGCCGCATAGAGAAACGCCCCGAGCTGCTGGAACAGCGCGGGGCGTTGGGAGACCACTGAGACTCAGTCGTGTGAGGACGGGGTGTGAAGACACTTTACACCTGAGCTGCCTGCGCAGCAAGCGAGCACCCATGACCATCGACGACCGCCCCACGCTGCCCGAGCAGTACACCCGCGCCATGAGTTCGAGCCATCTGCAGGTCGTCGAACTGCGGCGCGGGGACATCGACATCATCGTGGCGGCCGGGTTCATCGGCAATGTCCCCGACCCCGGAACAGGCGACAAGGACTGGAAGCGCCATCGTCTCGGCGCGCTGCTGTTCCGGCTCGCCATGGAGTACGACGCGGCCCGCGGCGAGCACTCTCTCGTCGTGGGGCAGATCAGTGCGCTGACGGACGACGCGCAGCGGCTCGAGCGCCAGGCGAAGCGTCTGAAGAAGGCGGGCAAGCGAGGTGAGGCGGCCGAGCTCGGCGAGAAGGCGAACGCGATGCGCAAGGAAATCACGCGCGCACTCATGAGCGAACGCCTCTTTCACATGGGGCGGCTGAAGTCGATGGTCGAGACGAAGGAGGCGCTGTCAGAATGGGCCATGGAGCGCGCGATCGCGACAAGGTTCAAGTGCCCAGGGCAGATGCCTTCCGACATTCACAAAGTACCGACGTGGCGACAGGCAGCGAGAGCCAGGGCTACCAGCGTCGTAGGCGTTGCGGGCCGCGTCCTGGACATCTTCCTGGACAACCTGTGCGCGCACTGCCAAGCGCGTGGCTACAACGGCGGCTTTGGCACACCCTCGCGCATCTGCAGCGCCTGCCATGGGAGCGGAAAGCGGGAGACGAGTATCGGCGGCGAGCCGGTCGAGGAGAACTTCGGCCGGCTGTTGCTGCTAGAGATCGACGAGTTGATGACTCGCGCGGAGCGCGAAATGCGACGTGCGCTCGCATCAACAGCAGATTGACTTGCCGAAGTCGGAGATGCGTGGTTATACTCGCGCTATTCGGGCGCGGGCAACAGCCGCAGTGCTCGTAAGGCTTCCACCCTGGTGCGCTTTGACGTATCGCGTGCAGCCAATTCGATTCGGGGGTCGCCCCGGCGCCGGCTAGCGTGAGATGCCCTGTGAGGGGCTGCGGCATGGCGGAAAGCGAGTCTTCAGGTCAGCGGCGGCGTGGAATTGTTGACACGCCCCGGCGAGCATCCGCAGCCGGGAACTCACCGCTAGCCAGCGCTCAATTCGCTCTTGGGGGCGTCGCGCTGTTGGAGTGCAAGCCGGAGCTTCGACCGGCCCGCTGACCTGAGGGAATGCGCAGGCTGATGCGTGCCGAGGATCCACGGCCGGCCTGGAAGGTTGTTGGACGTACCCAGCCACAGGAAGCCGGAGATCAGCGCCGGCCCCTCACTTCGCCCATCGACCCGGCCATCATGTGCGCCGGCTGACACTTGGAAACGCGATCCGCGCGCAAGGCAACCATCGCGGCGCGCCGGGGAAGAGCCGGCACCATCCACGGCCCCGCCGCACCAATGCGCCAGGGCCATCGCTTTTGGTCTGCGGTGACTTCGCGGCTGCGGCGCTGAATGCTGGCGGGTAAGCCGCCGACTAGTTCGGGTCATGCGCAGGGGCGCAGGCAGACCTTGCACGTCAGCCCTGGTCGGTTCGAGCCCGACATGATCCACCAAGCCACCGTAGCTCAAAGGCAGAGCGGCTCCCCTGTAAGGAGCGGGTTGCGGGTTCGAGTCCGTGCCGGTGGCTCCAGAGTTCTTGAGCGGCGATAGTTCAGCGGAAGAACGCTGGCCTTCCAAGCCGGATGTCGCGAGTTCGAACCTCGCTCGCCGCTCCACAAACGCCTCACACAGGCGCCGCAGCCCTCCCCATCGACCGCCAGGTCACAGGGCGTCCGCGACGGACGGCGCCGAGGCTCGCACAAGCTGCCCCGAGTGCGAGAGATCCGCAGCAGCAGCGCGACGCGAGTGAACCTGCCGGCCGAACTCCTCGGTGCTGGCGGCGGGCCGCTGCACCACCCACAGGAACGAGCATGAGCACCCTGACCGCCTCGACCACGCAGGTCGCATTCCCCGCCGGCACCCCGGACGCGGACTTCGTCTTCACCCTGACCGGCACGAACCCGGACGGCTCCGCCGCGAGCGCGAGCTTCACCAGCGCCGGCAGCTCGTTCAGCGTCGACCTGTCCACCGTCCTGCAGGTCGGTGCCGTCGTCAGCCTGGTCGTCAGCAAGACGATCGGCGGCACGACCTACAGCTCGCTGCCGTCCGACCCGTTCACCGTCCAGGCCGAGACGATCCTGCTGGCTGTCCCCGACGGCAGCCAGAAGGCCTCGATCGCCTGATCATGCTGCGCCGCTGGCTCGCGCGTCTGCCGCGATGGCTGCTCCGCCTCCTGCACCTGACGGTGCGCGAGGTGCCGCACGGCCGCGCCGAGGTCGTCGCGCCCTGATGTAGCCGAGGCATGCCGTGTCCTGGGTGCTGGTGTTCGTGCTGCTCCATGCGGACGGCACCACGACCAAGGACGTGACGAAGGGCATCGAGTCCCAGGCGGCGTGCGACAGGCTGGGGCAGGCGCGCATCGCCCAGGCCAATCACCGCGAGGGAACGACAGACGTCGCGACCTTCTGGTGTCGTAGGCGTGAGCCCGAGAAGGACTGACATGGGCCGACCGTCCAAGCTCACTGAAGCGAAGTGGGAAGAGCTGAAGGCCCGCCTTGCCAAGGGCGAGAGGGCGGCTGACCTCGCCCGCGAATACGGCGTCTCGAAAACAGCCATTTCGGTTCGCGTTTCGAAACGCGCCGAAACGGTAAAAGAGGTTGCGAATCAACTGGTTGCAGCCGAGCGCGCGCTGCGGGAGCTTCCGGTTTCGGAACAGCTTTCGGCACTGAGCCTTGCCGATGACCTGCGCGCGATCAGCACCCACCTCGCGAGCGCGGCCAAGTTCGGATCGGCGACCGCGCACAGGCTGGCCGGCATCGCGCACGCCAAGGTGCAGGAGATCGACGACGCAGCCCCGCTGACGGATGAAAGCCTGGAATCGCTCAAGGGCGTGGCCGTGCTGACCAAGATGGCCAATGACGCGAGCCAGGTCGGGCTCAACCTGCTTGCGGCCAACAAGGAGCGGGTCAACCGGATCAACGACGCGGCCGAGGTCGTCGAGAACGAGCCGACCGACATCTCCTCCATCCCGGTGCTCGAAGCAGCGAAGGCCTACCAGGACTTCATTTCGGGCTAACCATGCCCGTTCCGTTTCGTTTCGATTGGAAGAACCCGGACTATCGGGCCGTCTACGAATGGCGGCTCGAGCGACTGAAGAAGTTGCGCGCGAATCCGACGATGCTGCCGGCGCTGAAGGCGCACTACCGGGCAAACCCAGCCCAGTTGATCATTGACTTCGGCCAGACCTACGATCCGCGCAACGTGCGCAGGGGCCTGCCGGCCAATCTGCCGTTCATCCTGTTTCCGAAACAGGAGGAGCTGGCCTACTGGATCTTGGAGCGCTGGAAGGCTGGTGAGCCCGGGCTGATCGAGAAATCCCGAGACATGGGCATCACCTGGCTCGTGATGGGGCTGGCGTGCTGCCTGTGCCTTCTGCACCGGGAGGTGGCGATCGGAACGGGCTCGCGCAAGGAAGACCTGGTTGACAGGCTGGGCGATCCCGACTCGATGCTCGAGAAGGCCCGGCTGTTCTTGGCGATGCTGCCGCGCGAGTTTCGCGGGGGCTGGAATCGAGGGGACAAGGAGTGCAGCGCGCACATGCGGCTGCGGTTCCCGGAGACGGATTCGATCATCACGGGCGAGGCGGGCGACGCGATCGGGCGCGGCGGCCGGAAGTCGATCTACTTGGTCGATGAGGCGGCTCACTTGGAGCGCCCGCACCTCATCGACGCTGCGCTGTCGGCGAACACGGACTGCCGCATCGACTTGTCCAGTGTGAAGGGCATGGCCAACCCGTTCGCGGCCAAGCGCTTCGCCGGCGAGATCAACGTCTTCACGTTCCACTGGACAGACGACCCTCGCAAGGATGCGACTTGGCTCGCGAAGCAGAAGCGTGAGCTGGATCCGGTCGTGGTAGCGCAGGAGATCGAGATCGACTACGCCGCCTCGGTCGAGGGCGTCGTGATTCCGAACGAGTGGATCCGCGCCGCGGTCGACGCGCACATCAAGCTCGGCATCAAGCCGACAGGGGTGCGATCCGCAGCGCTGGACGTCGCTGACGAAGGCACGGACAAGAACGCGCTATGCGGCGCGGCCGGCGTGTTGGTGGATCTTGTCGAGGAATGGTCGGGGCTCGGCTCCGACATCTTCAAGACCACCGAGCGCGCGCTGCTGCTGTGCGACACCGGGGACTATGAGGCGCTGATCTACGACGCGGACGGCTTGGGCGCTGGCGTCCGAGGCGATGCGACGGTCATCAACGAGCGGCGCGAGGCAGCAGGACAGCGAACCATCGAAGTCAGCGCCTTTCGTGGCTCGGCGGCTGTGATCGACCCCGAGAAAGAGGATGTGAAGGGCCGCAAGAACGAAGACTACTTCGCCAACCTCAAGGCGCAGTGCTGGTGGCGCTTGCGCCTGCGGTTCCAGAAGACGTTCCGCGCGGTCACCGAGGGCCACACCTACGACCCCGACGAGCTGATCTTCCTGTCGTCCGGGATCACGAACCTCCAAAAGCTCATCACCGAGTTGTCCCAGCCGACCTGGAGCCTGAATGGCGCCGGCAAGGTTCTGATCGACAAGGCCCCGGACGGCGTGAAGTCTCCGAACCTCGCCGACTCCGTGATGATCCGCATGGCCTCGACGACTCGCAAGCCCGCGACCTTCAGTACCGCGACGCTCGCGGGCCTCGCCAACCTCCGCCGCCGATGAATCTCCGCAACCTCTGGCCTTTCCGCAAGCGCGAGAAGGTCGAGCCGCCGCATGCGCCAGCGGAAGTGAAGAGCGAACCGGTTCGCTTCGGCGAGGCTGTGCGTCAACTTCGCGCACTGCAGCGCCCCAAGCTGTCGCCGGAGCAAATTTTCTTCGTCCCGAAGCCGGCGCCCGGCGTGTTGCCGCCGAAGCTCGCGATGGACGACGCGACGGCGTGCGCGCAGCCGATCTATGCCTACGCGAACGAGTTCGGGGATGCCTACGAAGAAGGCCTCGCGTTCCCGGGCTTCACGGTGCTCTCGCAGATGTGCCTGCGCGCCGAGTATCGCCGCCCCTCGGAGATTCTCGCGGGCGAGATGACCCGCAACTGGGGCGAGGTCACCTATGCAGGCGAGGACGACGCCAGCGAGAAGCTCAAGACGATCGAGGAGGAGCTCGACCGCCTGAAGGTGCGCGACGCGATCCGCGACATCCTCGAGCAGGACGGCAAGTTCGGCGGCTCGCACCTCTACATCGACACGGGCGCGACGGACAAGCCCGACGAGCTCTCCAAGCCCCTCGTGCTGACGGCTGCCAAGGTCGGCAAAGACTCGCTGAAGGCGATCAGGGTCGTCGAGCCGATCTGGGTCTATCCCGGGACGTACAACAGCACGAACCCGCTCGCCAGCGACTTCTTCCAGCCGCAGACGTGGTACGTCAACGGCATCACCGTGCACCGGTCGCGGCTGCTGACGATCGTGTCGCGACCGGTGCCTGACCTGCTGAAGCCGGCCTATAGCTTCCGCGGCCTGAGCCTCACGCAGCTCGGCAAGCCGTACGTCGACAACTGGCTCGAGACGCGCCAGGCCGTCAACGACATCATCCAGAAATTCAGCACGACCGTCCTCAAGACGGCGCTGAATGCGCTCACCCAATCCAATGAGCTGGCGAAGCGAATCCAGGCATTCGTCCTGGGGCGCAACAACGCCGGCGTCCTCGCGATCGACAAGGATTCCGAGGAGTTCGAGAACGTCGCGGCACCGTTGTCCTCCCTGGACAAGCTCCAAGCGCAGGCCCAGGAGCACCAGGCATCGGTCTTCGGCATCCCGCTCATCAAGCTCTTCGGCATCGTGCCGACCGGCCTGAACAGCGACAGCGCGGGCGGCGCCGAGTTGCAGACGTTCCACGAGTCGCTGTCGTCGGGGCAGGAGACGGTCGCATCTCCGGTCATGAAGGTCATCCTCGACCTCATCCAGCTCTCCAAGTTCGGTGTGATCGACGAAGCCATCGGCTGGAAGTGGCATCCGCTGAAGCACCTCGACAAGCTCGAGGCGGCGCAGGTCGCGAAGACGAAGGCAGAGACCGACCAGATCCTCATCGACAGCGGCGTCATCGCCCCTGATGAATCGCGCCAGACGCTCGCCAACGACGAGGACACGCCGTACCCCGGACTCGACCCGAACGGCGCTCCTGGCCCGCAAGACGACGACCCCGAGAACGACGACGACCCGCCGACGGGTCAAGGGAAAGACGCATGAAACTCTGGTCTCGCCTCTTCGCTGTCCTGCTCGCCGGCGCCTCCCTCGGGAGCCTGGCCACCGACAAGGTCATCGTGCGCGATGTGCAGCCCGCCGGCGGCGCGGCGGCTGGCGTGCGGATGGTGCTGCACGACAACGGCGACGGCACCTTCAGCGAACAGGTCTTCACTACCGGGTCGGGCGGCGGTGGCGGCGGCGATGCCAGCGCCGCGAACCAGCTCACGCAGATCAGCCAGATGCCTGCGTCGCTCGGCGCGAAGGCCGGTGCGGGCAGCCTGAGCGTCGTCCCGAACACGGACACGCCATTCCCGGTTACGGGCACCTTCTGGCAGGCTGTGCAGCCCGTCAGCGGCACGTTCTGGCAAGCCACCCAGCCCGTGAGCGCGGCCGCGCTGCCGCTCCCTACCGGCGCTGCGACCTCCGCCAAGCAGCCGGCTCTCGGCACGGCCGGCACGGCGTCGACGGATGTCCTGAGCGTCCAGGGCATCAGCGGCATGACGGCGCTGAAGGTCGACGGAAGCGCCGTCACGCAGCCTGTCTCTGGAACCTTCTGGCAGAGCACGCAGCCCGTCTCGATCGCCGCGATGACATCGACGGCGGCGGGAGACACCAACCGGCTTCCGGTGTCGGAGCCCGACACGCTCGTCCTGACGCCGTCGAGCGTGACGAGCGCGGCGACCATCTTCACGCAGGACATGACCGGCTACCGGTCAATCAGCGTGCATGTGACGTCGGCCGGCAGCGGCTGCACGATAACGTACGAGACGTCCGACGACAACACGAACTGGCTCTCCGCGTCGGGGCTCATCTCCTCCGCGACGGCCACCGGCGCAGTCACGACGACGACGGCCGCCCAGGTGACGACGTTTCCGCGCCGGGGGAAGTACTTCCGGGCGCGAGTCTCGACCTACGGCAGCGGCACGGTCACCGTCGTTGCTACCCTCTCCACCGCTCCTGCGACGACGCTCGGAGGCGCGCTCAACGTCTCCGGGCTCGTCGCGCACGGCAGCGCGATCGGCGGCAATCCCGTGCGCATCGGCGGCCGGGCTCTGACATCGAACTACACGGCTGTCACCACGGGGCAGGTCGCTGACTTCGTGACGACGACCGTCGGGGCCATGGTCACGCGGCCCTACTCGATCCCCGAGCAGGAGTGGAGCTACGCGGCTGCGTCCGGCGGCATCAGCAACACGACGACGGCCGTCACGATCGCCGCGGCGGCCGGCGCCGGCATCCGCAACTACATCACGGGCGTTCAGATTACGTCGGATGCGCTTGGTACCGCGACCGAGCTCGCGATCCGCGACGGCGCCGCCGGTACCGTCATCTGGCGGCACAAGATCGGCACGGCTGGCCTCCCCGCCGGCTGGGGCATCACGTTCCCCATCCCGCTCAAGTCCTCGGCCAACACGCTGCTCGAGGTCGTGACGCTGACGGCATCCGTGACGGGGGCCGTGTACTTCGACGCGCAGGGCTACACGGCCCCGTAACGCCCAAAGCGACGCAACAAGCGCCCCTCATGGGGCTAGAGCCGTTGGCGCCACCCGTGATGGGTAGCGAGCGGCAACGACAGCCTGCGGCGCGCTGCGCCTGGTGAAGACGCTGGAGGAAAGCCGCAATGACCGCTCCGACTGCCTACCTCGTGGATCGCTTCGGCCAGCCTGTCCATCAAGGGCTGACCGTCGACCCGGCGACAAACCAAGTCGTCTTCACGGTGCAGGACGTCAACGGCGCCACGTTCACTATCACGCCCGCACCGCTGTCGCCCGCACAAGTCGGGGCTGGCGTCGCGTCTTCGATCGGGGCGGCGGCCGATGGGACGCCGATCAATGCGGGCGGTGGCTCGGGATACGTTCCGACGTACGACCGAGGCCTTGCTCGCAGCAGCCGCGGCGTCGTCAACGACATCGTGTATCGCATGCTGCCGCAGTTCGCCGACTTCGGCCTGCAGCGCAAAGGCGTGGTGCCGAGCGACTACACGGCGGTCTTCTTCGACAGCACCGCGCCGAACGGCGGCGATGGATCGTTCGTCAAGCCCTACAACTCTATCTACGGCTTCAACTTCAGCACGCCGAAGACGATCGTCTTCCTGAAGTACGGTTCGGTCTTCCTTGCTGTGGGCGAGCGGTTCGCGATGTGCGCGGTCACCGCCGAAAACGTCGAGTTCGTCGCCTACGGTGACGCGTCGCAGCGGCTCCCGCTCATCACGGGCGCCATCGCCATCCCCGCAGCGAGCTTCCAGCTCAATGGGAGCGAGTACCGAGCGCCGCTGGCGCGCACGCTGTCCACCCAGTGCATGGCCGTGTGCTACCAGGACTCGCCGAACATCGTGCTGCCGAACGGCACGCCTGGGTCTCTGACCAGTGGACAGGCGGGTGCCGACAACAGCTACGTCTACCTGAAGGACCAGCCGGCCGCCGGCCGCGTGGTGCTCGTCTCCGTGACGCAGCTCGCGGTCGCCATCCAGGCCTCGCACTTCCGCACCGAAGCTGTCGCGGTCGGCTACTGCACGAACAGCGGGTTCCAGCTCGCGCCGTCCAGTGGCGTACAGGCCGTCTACAAGGACGCGATCCTGCGCGACACGAAGTCGTTCTACTGCGGGAACAACGGCATCCAGATCGGCTCCGGCTCCGACCTCACGCAGGGCTACACGGACGTCATCCTCCTGCGCCACACCGACGAAGGCTCCGGCAACAACGGGATCAACTCGAACGGCGACGATTCGCGCCAGTGGTGGGTGCAGCCGGTGTGCAATGGTCGCCTGCGCGGGGTCGGCAACTTCACCGGCGCGGGCCCGGTGTCGTACACGGGCGCGTGGGGCAATGGCGGCTACTACAACGACGCGGTGACGGCGCACGGCGTCGGCGCTGGCCCGATCTACGTGCTCGACCCGACGTGCTCGAACGCGCAAGAGAACGGCGTCGACATCGTCGGCGGCCCCGCGAATCTCGACGCGCACCAGGGTAGCCGCGTGATGTTCGGCCGCATCAGCTACATGGGCCAGCCCGGCATGCTGCTGTGGGCCGGCGGCATCCGCGCCGAGGGCGTGAAGGTCAGCGACTGTCAGCAGGACGGCGCTCGCTTCGGCGACTCGACTCACTCGGACTACGCGACGGGCGGATACCTGCTGTACTGCAGCTTCCAGCGCTGCGGCCTCGCGTCGGGCAGCGCCGGCGTCGGCCTGAGCTGGCAGAACGTCGTGGTGCACGGGAACACCTTCGAGGTCAGCGCAGCATCCCTGCGCTCGGCGGTCGGCAACCTCGACCTCACGGGCTCGGGGGGCCTGAGCGCAGCGCTATCGAGCGCGTCGATCAAGGCCAACCTGTTCCTGCACGAGAACACGGGCGACCTGATCCAGGCGAACAGCTCGAACGCGACGCTGATCGCGAAGCTGGGTTGGAGCGATAACGTCTACGTGACGAACGTGTCCACGGCGTTCCACTACGGCGGCACCACGACCAGCTTCTCGACGTGGCAGACCACGAACGAGCGCTCGGCCCAGAACTACACGACCGAGACCGCGGCGGGCGTGACGGGAACGTGGCACGACCCGAGTTTCGGCACGCCGCTGACCGTTGGCGGCCGCGCGATGCCCGGCTACGACATCGACGGCGCCTGGCGCACGACCGGCATCGGCGCCAGCCAGGCGAAGAGCTGACGGCGACGACCAATGAAGAAGGCGCGCCTTCTCGCGCCGCTTCACCCGAACGCAGGGATCGCGGCGGCCTACCGCGAAAAGCTCGAGCGCATGGTCGATGACATGCACGCGAGCTTGCTGTGGTGGCTGCGCGCAGCGTACCGCGCCAATCCGCCGGAGATGGCGCAGGACGAAAGCCCAGCGGCGGCGATGCGGCGCGCGATGGCTGAGATGGTGAAGCGCTGGCAAGGCAACTTCGACAAGGCCGCGCCAGAGCTTGGCAAGTGGTTCGCGACCTCGGCGATCGACCGCTCCGACAAGGCGATGCAGGGCATCCTCAAGCGCGGTGGGTTCTCGGTGAAGTTCACGATGACTCGTGCCGCGAATGACATCCTGCAGGCGACGACCGGCGAGAACGTCTCGCTGATCAAGAGCATCGCGAGCCAGCACCTGACAGAGGTCGAGGGAATCGTCATGCGCAGCGTGGCATCGGGCCGCGACTTGCAGCAGCTCACGAGCGAGCTGGAGCGGCGCTACGGCATCACGCGTCGGCGGGCGTCGTTCATCGCGATCGACCAGAACAATCGCGCTACCTCGAACATCGAGAAGGCGCGCCAGGAAGAGTTGGGGATCACGCAAGCCAAGTGGATTCACACGGCTGGCTCAAAGCATCCTCGCCCGTCCCACGTCAAGGCGAACGGAACGATCTACGACGTCAAGCAAGGGTGCTTGATCGATGGCGAATACATCTGGCCCAAGCAAAAGATCGGCTGCGGCTGCCTCAGCCGCTCAATCATCCCTGGCTTCGGCTAGTGGCCCTCAGATGTTGAAAGCCTGTGCCAAGTGCTCGCAGGTCAAAGCCACGTCTGAGTTTGGGCGCCATGCGCGCCAGAAGGATGGCCTGACCCGAAACTGCACGGCATGCCAGCGTGAGTACTTCGCTGCCTACCGCGATGCGAACAGAGAGGCGGAGCGAGAGCGAGCGGCGAAGTATCGGGATCGCAATCCCGAAGCGGTCGCGCGCCGACATCGCGAATTTCACGACCGCCACCCGAACGCAGAGTTGGCCTACTCGGCGGCATACCGCGAGCGTCACCCGGAACGCCGCAAGGACGCCGCGTTGCGCTATGCGCGGGAGAACGGTGAGAAGCAGAAGGCCTCAGCAAAGGTCTGGCGCGATAGGAACAGAGCGAAGCTGGCAGCGAAGTCTGCGGCGCGCCGGGCTATCAAGGCGCGAGCGACGCCTGCATGGGCTATCGATGAGGACATCAAGCGTCTGTACGAAGAGGCGCAACGAATCTCGCGAGAGACCGGGATCGAACATCACGTTGACCACATCGTGCCGCTGAAGTCCAAGCTGGTTTGCGGTCTTCACTGCGAGGCGAACCTGCAGATTCTCCGAGGCAGCGAGAACCTGTCGAAATGCAATCGGCACTGGCCTGACATGCCGTAGAGAGTCAGGGAGGAACAATGCCCAACGACATCAAGCTCGCCATGGATCGAGCGGCGCAAGCGCGCGCGCCCTACGAGCGCATGGCGTTCGACCGCGGCGAGTCCACGCGTCGCATCGACCAGGACGGCCGGCTCTACGTGGGCCTGTCGAACATCAGCAAGGCCAACGTCTGCGGCTACCTCGGGGCCGAGATCCCGAACGCGGAAGCGCTCGGACTCGACCCACTCAAGACCTACATGCTGCTCCGAGACCCAGAGGAGCTGAAGAAAGCGGCCGGCACGTTCAACGGCCTGCCGCTGCTCGACCACCACGTTCCCGTCACGGCCGAGCGCCCGCGGCAGGACTTGATCATCGGCTCGACCGGCACCGACGCGGTGTACGAGCACCCGTATCTGAAGAACACGCTCTCTGTCTGGGTCGCGGAGGCGATCGAAGGCATCGAGAGCGAAGAAAAACGGGAGTTGTCCTCGGCGTACCACTACGACGTCGAGATGACCCCAGGAGTCTACGAGGGTCAACGCTACGACGGGGTCATGCGGAACATCCGCGGCAACCACGTCGTCACGTGCCCGAGTGGCCGTGCCGGCGGCGATGTGGTCGTCGGCGATTCCAACCCACTGGAGAAACCGCAAATGAGCAAGAAGCACGCCTCCCTGATGGCGTATCTGGCGCGGGGGGCCTTGCTCTCTGCCGTCCTCCCGAAGCTCGCGCAAGACCACAAGGTCGACGTCGCCAAGCTGACGGACGGGATCACCACGAAGAACTGGGGCGAGCGCAAGGACGCGATCGTCGCCGCCATCAAGCCCAAGCTGGCCCAGGACGTCTCGATCGACGACGTCGTCAAGGTCATCGAGTCGCTGACCGGGCAGTCCAAGGAAGCCGATGTCATCGCTGGCGACGAGCCGGCCGATCCGACCAAGGCCGCGATGGACGACGAGGAGGAGGCCAAGAAGAAGGCCGAGGAAGAAGC